GACATGGATGACTTTGGTGACGAAGAAAGCATGGGCGATGAAGAATCAGAAGAAGGTTTGGAAGATCGCGTTATGGATTTAGAAACAGCTTTGGATGATCTAAAAGCTGAATTTGAACAGTTAATGGCTGGTGAGCAAGAAGAGCCAGAACACGATGACATGGGCGACATGGGTGACATGGATGCTATGGACAGTGAAGAAGAGCCAGAAGAAACTGACGAAACAATGGTTCGTGAGTATACTGAAAAAGTTACAGCTCCAAGCAACAAGTCCGAAGGCGGTACAGTTGGTACAGGCGGTGACGCTCCAACAGTAAACAAACAAAGTATCGTTGCTAAAAAGAACGACATGGGTGGCACAGCTAGCAATATTGCTAAAGGTGGTGCAGAACAAAACCCAGATGGCAAGCCAACTCCAAAGGCCAGCAATATGTATACCAAAGGCCAAGGCGAAGTTGAAGTTGCTAGTCGTAACGTAAACAAACCAGGTGGCAATGGTGCTAACAAGTTTTTTAGCAAAAAAGAATCTGCAAGCAGCAAAGAAGGTCAAACTACTAGCGGTAAATTGCCAGTAGCTGATAAGAGTGTAGTTGGCGGTAAAGTTCGTTAATTTAACAAACTAATAAAAATAATGGCTTATTTAAAAGAACATCTTACTTTTAATCATGCACGTATGGAAGTCCTTACTGAGGAATCCAACGATGGTAAAGGTAAGAGTCTTTATATGAAGGGTATTTTCATTGAAGGTGGCGTCAAGAACGCTAATCAAAGGATTTATCCTGTTAGTGAAATTGAACGAGCTGTAGCTGCAATTAATACTCAACTAAAAGACGGTAGCGTCTTGGGTGAGTTAGATCATCCCGATGATTTAAAAATTAATTTAGACCGTGTAAGTCACATGATCACAGATATGTGGATGGATGGTCCTGCTGGTCATGGCAAGTTGAAAGTTTTACCAACACCCATGGGGCAATTGGTTACAACCATGTTGCAAAGTGGAGTAAAATTGGGTGTGTCCAGTCGTGGAAGTGGCAATGTCAACGATATGAATGGACACGTCAGTGATTTTGAAATAGTCACTGTTGATGTTGTGGCCCAACCCAGTGCTCCACATGCATATCCCACAGCAATCTATGAAGGTTTGTTGAATATGCAAGGTGGACATAGGATTCTAGAAATGGCACAGGATGCCAGCACAAATCAAAAAATACAAAAGTATCTTAAAGATCAGGTTACTCGCTTGATCAAAGAACTAAAACTATAGGAGATAACCAGAATGTTTAATACAGCTATCAAACCGTTATTAGACAGCGGGATCATTAACGAGGAAACTCGTGCAGCTATCAACGAAGCTTGGGAAGTTAAGCTAGTTGAAGCTCGTGAACAAATTCGCGCTGAATTGCGTGAAGAAATGGCAACCCGCTATGAGCATGATAAAAAAGTAATGGTTGAAGCATTAGACAAAATGGTAACTGAAAGCCTCACAACAGAAATTGCAGAATTTGCTGGTGAGAAAAGAGCCATGTTTGAAGATCGTGTGAAGTTTAAAACTCACATGATGGAAAGTGCAGGTCGTTTCAACGAATTCTTAGTTAAGAAATTAGCTGAGGAAATGCAAGACCTACGCAATGATCGCCGTATGCAAAGTGAAAACTTTGAACGTTTAGAGCGTTTTATTGTTAAAGCACTGGCTGAAGAAATCAAAGAATTCGCTCAAGACAAACAACAGGTTGTTGAAACTAAAGTTCGCTTGGTTTCCACAGCTAAAGAAAAACTCAACGAACTAAAGGCTCGTTTTGTGGCTCGCAGCGCCGAGCTTGTCAAAGAAACAGTTGCCAAGAATCTAAATGCAGAACTTACCCAGTTAAAAGAAGATATCCAAATTGCTCGCGAGAATATGTTTGGACGTCGCTTATTCGAAGCATTTGCTAGCGAATTTAGCATTACTCACCTCAACGAAAATGCTGAAATTCGTAAATTGCATGAAACTATCGAAAATCAAAAACGTGAAATTGACTCTGCAACTACTGCCGTTGAAGAAAAACAACGTGTGGTTGAGTCGAAAGAACGTGAAATCAAAATTATCAAAGAATCAGCAGATCGCCGTAATACTATGGCAAATCTATTGAAACCCTTGAATCGAGAAAAAGCAGTTGTAATGACAGAATTACTCGAGAATGTGCAGACAGCTAAATTAGCCGAAGCATTTGATAAGTATCTTCCCGCGGTACTCAATAACTCTACAAGTAAGAAGACTGAAAAGACTACACTTGTTGAAACAAAAATTGAAGTCACAGGAGATAAAACCGCCATCGCACAGGACCAAAACAATGTCGCTAATGTCATTGAATTGAAGCGTTTGGCAGGGTTAAAATAAAAATATATAGTTACACCTTAAAGGAAAATAAAAATGACTAAAGAACTATTAGAAAGCCGTTGGGGCGAAACTAAAGACGCCCTGCTAGAAGGATTGCAAGGCTCACGCCGCACATCCATGAGCGTTGTATTGGAAAATACACGTAAATACTTGCAAGAAAGCGCCACAGCTGGTGCAACACAGGCTAGTAACGTAGCTACACTTAACCGTGTTATCCTACCCGTTATCCGTCGTGTTATGCCTACAGTTATCGCTAACGAAATCATTGGCGTTCAACCAATGACTGGCCCTGTTGCCCAAATCCATACACTACGTGTCCGCTATGCTGAAAGCATGACTGACAACAGTGGCTATGCAACTAGCACTACTGCTGGTGACGAAGCACTAAGCCCATTTAAAATCGCCGTTGCTTACTCTGGTGACACTTCTACTGGCCGCGCTGCTGGTACTAGCGCATTAGAAGGCGTTCCTGGTCGTAAAATTAACGTCCAGATCATGAAGCAGGTTGTTGAAGCTAAGACACGCAAAATGTCCGCACGTTGGACTTTTGAAGCTGCCCAAGACGCACAGGCTATGCACGGCTTGGACGTTGAAGCAGAAATTATGGCTGCTTTGGCACAGGAAATTACTGTTGAAATCGACCAAGAAATCCTAGGCTCTTTACGTGCTTTGGCTGCTCAAGAATTCACTTACAACCAGGCTGCTGTATCTGGTACAGCTACTTTCGTTGGTGACGAGCACGCTGCTCTTGCTGTTTTGATTAACCGTAGTGCTAACTTGATTGCACAACGTACACGTCGTGGCGCTGGTAACTGGGCTATCGTTAGTCCAGCTGCATTGACAGTCCTACAAAGTGCTACTACTAGTGCTTTTGCTCGTACTACAGAAGGCACTTTCGAAGCTCCTACAAATACAAAATTCGTTGGTACTTTGAACGGCGCTATGCGTGTTTATGTTGATAGCTATGCTAACGATACAACACCAGTATTGGTTGGTTACAAAGGTACTAGCGAAGCTGATGCCGCTGCATTCTACTGCCCATACATTCCATTGATGAGCAGTGGCGTTGTATTAGATCCTAATACATTCGAACCAGTAGTTGGCTTTATGACCCGTTACGGATACATAGAATTGACGAATACGGCAAGTTCGCTTGGAAATGCCGGCGATTACGTTTCTGAGATCGCAATCCAAAACTTATCATTCCAATAATTTTAAAATTATTGTTAGGATATCAAAAAACCCACTTCGGTGGGTTTTTTGTTGACTTTTGTTTAAGCATAGCTATAATGAATTTATTAATATAATTAAATACTAGTATGATCAAATATGAAAAGTGGTATGCATCCATTACACAAAATGCTAAAAATCGAATTTTAGATTCTAATATCTATACCGAAACACATCACGTTATTCCACGTAGTTTGGGTGGTGCTGATAATGCTAACAATTTAGTAAAGCTAACTGCACGTGAGCACTTTATTTGTCATTGGTTGTTAACTAAGTTTACGACAGGTGAGGATAGGCATAAAATGCTAAATGCATTACGTATGATGCGGGCTGAGAAACATGGTCAGGAACGATATACAACAAAAATAACTGCTCGAGTATATGAATCTATCAAAGAAGAGTATTCAAAATTACAAAGTATCAAGTTAAAAGGCAAAGGTAATGGCTTTTATGGTAAAAAACACACCGATGACGCCAAGGAAAGAATACGTCAGAAAAATTTAGGAAGTACTCTAACTCAAGAACAACGTGAAAAAATATCAAAAAAACAAACAGGTAAAAAACGAGCACCATTTAGTAAAGAGTGGAAGGATAAGATGTCACAGGCAAGCAAGGGTGAAAATAATTCTCGTTATGGGGCAGTGGTTACGGATGAGACTCGTAAAAAAATAGGAGATAAAATTCGTGGACGTAAGCAAACAGACGAAGAGAAAAAGCGCCGAGGAGATGCTATACGTGGATCTGTCAGAGATAAAAAACAGTGTCCTCATTGTAATCAAGAAGTGGCAGTAAACGGTTATGCAAGGTGGCACGGGGACAAGTGTAAGCAGAATCCTATCAAAATGGATAAATAATTATACTAACCATTCGGGATGGGAAGTAGACTACGGGGAAGGGCAGTATCAAGTTTTAATAG